CAAAACCAAGGATCTTGCCATCGATCATGACCACGCGACAGGCGCAATTCGCGCCCTGCTTTGCTCCAACTGCAATCGCGGCTTAGGTCTTTTTAACGACAGCATAGAGCTACTAGCCAAGGCACGTGAGTATGTGCTATATCACAAGCCACTGGGTTAATTAGCTTGCCAGACCTTCCCAGAGGACGATGCACAGACTGGTGAGCGACTTGTGCAAAAGGATATGAACATGGGTTCTACAACTTTCTCTGGTCCAGTCACATCGACCAACGGTTTCATCGGTACTGTCACCGGCAACATCACTGGCAACATCACTGGTAACGTCACTGGTAACGTCACTGGCGATCTCACCGGCCGCGTGTTCGGCACGGTCACGACCCGTTCGGGCGCTGGCGCTGTTCCAATCACTTCTGGCACTGTCCGCCTGACCACCACGGGCACTGACGCCTTGACGCTGGCCAACGGCGCGAACGGCCAGATCCTGACCATCATCATGGTTGTTGACGGCGGCGAAGGCACGCTCACACCGACCACCAAGACTGGCTACAACACCATCGCGTTCAACGACGTGGGCGACACGATTGTCCTTCAGTACCTGACCACCCTCGGCTGGATGATCGTCAGCAACTACGGTTGCACCCTCGCTTAGGGCATATCGCTTTTTGCAAACGACGTGATATAAGTTGCGTGGTCGCTCAGTTCCTACCCCTTGGGTCTGAGCGGCCACCTTCTAGCTGAAGGAGAGTTCAACATGATAGGTGATAAACTAGGCTATCAGGTGGTCAACAACACCACCGTAGTTATCAAGCCCACACCGGCTGGTTTCTTTGGCTTGTCTGTGACTGGCGCTGGTAACGTGACTGTCTACGACAACGCATCTGCCGCAAGTGGCGTAATCCTGTACACCAAGACTGGCGCCACTGCTGGCGACACTGTTAGTTTTGGTAGCAATGGGATTGCTGCAAACAACGGCTTGACTGTAATCTCTACGGGCACCGTTGTGGTGTTGTACACCTAACCAAGGCGAAGAATAATGGCTAACGTCAAAATCACGGATCTCACAGCAGCCACCACACCTCTTGCGGGGACGGAGCTGTTCGAGACGGTGCAAGGCGGCACCAGCAAGAAAGTGGCGGCGAGCGACATTGGCAACAGCGCCAATGCGGTGCCGTTCCTGTCGCTCGCCGGCCGCGCGTACATTTCGGCCAACAGCACGACTGACCAGACTGGCAGTGTGTCGGCGGCTACGGCGGTCAAGCTCGAGAACACCGTAACGTCCCCGACCGTTGGCATCACCATTGCCAATGACGGCAGCGGCAACCCGACGCGCATCACCTTCGCGGCGGCTGGCACCTACGCCCTCGCGCCGAGCATCCAGTTCAAAAACACGGACACCAACGATCACGACGCGACGTTCTGGTTCCGCAAGAACGGCACAGACATTGCGAACTCTGCCAGCGTTGTGAACATCCCCAAGGCTGCCGATGGCGGGGCGGTGTTTGCCCAGATCGTCTTATACGAAACCGTGACGGCGGCGCAGTACATCGAGATCATGTGGCTGCCTGAGAACGCGGCTGTGACACTCGACTTCATCGCCGCCGGGGCGATTGCTCCGGCAGTCCCGTCTGTCATCCTCGCTGCTGAGCGGATTGCCTAATGCTTGAAAATTTCGCCTTCGACCTAAAAGCACTTCGGGCGCGGGACGAGATTAACGACGCCCTCGGCGTCATGCAGAACCAGCGCATGGATATGCCAGGCGTGAACTACCAGCCGCAGCCGCAGGGCCCAACGCCCTCGATGAGCATGCAGGCTGATCAGCGCATGCAGCAAATGGGCGTAAATATGCCTATGGGCGGTGGTGTTTCGGCTAATGCTCAGTTCGGCGGCGGTCAGAACATGCCCTACGGTATGCAAAACGTGGGCGTAAACTACAACGCACCGAGTGGTTTTGGCGCCGGCCTGTCCTACTCACCGCAGCAAAAGGCGGTTGGCGCCAATTTGCGCGTTCCGTTCCGAAAGGGCGGTTTGGCGATGGCTGAAGGCGGCGGCGCCTGGACCCGTAAAGAGGGCCAGAACCCCAAAGGCGGCTTAAATGCGGTCGGCCGCGCCTCTCTGAAGGCGCAGGGCCAAGACATCAAGCCCCCAGTTTCGGCCAAGCAGGCCAAGAAGTCACCCAAGGCAGCCGCACGCCGCAAGAGCTTCTGCGCACGGTCTGCTGGACAGGCGAAAATGTTTCCTAATGCCGCGCGGGACCCTGAGAGCAGGCTCAATAAAGCGAGGCGCAAATGGGACTGTTGAACCAAGCGTGCCGTAAGCGCGGAGAAAGGTAAGTAGTATGCCCTCGGAAGAAATCGTTGTAAGCGGGCGTCGCGCAGCGGATGCCGCTATGTTAGATCGTATGATGCGCGAGAATGCCTTTGTCGGTGGCGATTTTAGCGGAGGCCCCCTTGGTGGTGGATTTGGCGGGGGCGGCTCTGACGGCGGTGGTAGCATTGTGCCCGTTCCTATGCGCGCACCGGCCCGTTCTATGGGCCCCCAGATAATGCCTACTGCTATCAGCCAACCTCGGTCTACGCTGGGCACTTTGACTGGCACCGCTGCACCGAAGGGGTATGGCGTTAAAATCTCAACGCGTTTCAAAAAGGGCGGCTTGGCTGTAAAGCCCGTTTGGGACAAGAAGCGCCCCAAGGATCTCGGCGAGCCCAAGGACTTGTCGGTCAAGCGCAAGAAATCTGCTAAGGCACGCGCCAAGGCGGCTGGCCGACCCTACCCGAATTTAATTGATAACATGGCTGCGGCCCGCAAGAAAGGTAAGTAACATGGACGGTTTCAAGAACACCACGAAGACCAGCTACGACACCACCTCGGGTCGCAAGTTTGCCAACGGCGGCATGACTGTCAGCCGCGCCGACATGCCAGGCGGGGAAGGTCCAATGAACAAGCCCGCTCTGGTGGCTAAGTACGCCAAGGGTGGCAGTGTCAAGGGCGAGCAGAAGATGGCCAAAGTCATGGGCGAGTTTGCGTCAGGCAAGCTGCACAGCGGCTCAAAGAAAGGCCCAGAGGTCAAGAACCCGAAGCAGGCTGTGGCGATTGCCATGAGCGAAGCTCGCAAGGCTGGCGCGAAAAAGCCTATGAAAAAGGGCTTTGGCGGCGGCGTATTTAACGAGAAGGGCAAGCGCGCAACGATGGCTGAGCTTGCGGCAGAAGATCGCCGCATGGCTGGCCGCCCATCCGAGGGTGTGTCCTCACGCCCAACCGACGCCTCTGGCCGCCGCATGACGAACGAAGAGCTTGGCATGACCAGTCCAGCTAAGAAGGCAAAGCCTGTTGGCCCCTCGTCGGTGGCTGTATCAAAGGTGCTCGATGGTATGGCAAAGAAGGCGGTGAAGAAGAATATGGGCGGTGGAGTTAATTCAAAACTCGGCAGCGTGATTACACAAGCTAAAGCTAATATGGCTGCGGCACCGCGCGCCAAGTCTACTTTTGTAGACACGATGCCGAAGGGTGGCCCGCAAAAGCCATCATCTGGCAACCCGCTCATGGGCGGTATGAACCGAGGTGATATAGTGGCGTCTAAGCATACGCCGACACGCGGCCCAAGCATGGCACCAGCACACAGCAATCGCCCAATGATCCGCCGCGCTATGGGCGGACTTTCGGTGATGCCTAAAGGCGGTAAGTGCTAATATGGGGAATTGAGGAGGTTGACTTGCCGTCGGCCTCCACTTCTTGTATAACCCCGAGGCCAGAAATGTCTACTCGAGCTAGTAGGCTGCTGACTGAACCCAGCGAGCAGGATTGATGGCCTACAGCAACACGGTATCACAAACAGTATTCAACACGCGGAAGGTGATCGAAAACGCCATCCGTCGATGCAAGCTGCCTGCCGAAAGCATAACGGCTGAATACGTCGATATTGCCAACGACCAGCTCTATCTGCTGCTCTCCGACCTGGCTAACATGGGCGCCCCACTGTGGTGCATCGAGAAGCAGATCATCCCGCTTTATGACGGCGTTGGTGATGTGGTGCTCGACACTAAGGTCGTTGACATCCTGAACAGCAATTTCCGCCAGCTTCAAACCGTCTCTGGCGTCAATACGACCACATCGACCACGCACACCATTGCGTTTGGTGGCGATACGTTCGTGACAACAGTCGGTGTTAAATGGCTGGCCGCATCAGTGCCGATCGCGCTTGAGCGCTCGCCCGATAGCATTGTCTGGGAGACGATCCAGACTGAGAACCCAGTGGCCACATCAGGTGAGTGGACTTGGTTCGACCTCGAAAGCTCTATTGCTACGCCGTACTTCCGCGTGCGGGCAACAACCGGCACTCTCGTCTTCGAAGAGATCTATACCGGCAATACGCCGACCGAGATCCCGTTGGCGCGCATGAACCGCGACGACTACACGAACCTGCCGAACAAGTATTTCCAGAGCAATCGCTCCCTGCAATACTGGTACGATCGCGTCATTCCTAACCCTGTCATGCATCTGTGGCCTGTCCCCAACAGCGGCGCAGACTATTCCCAGCTCGTGATTTGGATCCAGCGCTACATCATGGACGTTGGTACCATGACGCAGGAGCTCGAGGTTCCGCAGCGCTGGTATGAGGCGATTGTCTCAATGCTGGCCGCTAAGATGGCTATGGAGATCGTTGAGGTCGAGGTTGGTATGATTGGCATGCTCGATGCCAAGGCGCAGCAGGCGCTTTACACGGCGCAGGCCGAAGAGCGCGACAACAGCCCGATGACGATCGCGCCCAACATAGCGATGTACACGAGGTAGTATGGGCATATATCTCAACACTCTTGGGCGCTCGACACTGGCAATCGGCATTTGTGGCCGATGCAGCCGTAAGTTTAGCCTGGACGACTTGTACAGCGACCCGAACTATCCGGGCCTCAAGGTGTGCCTCGAAGATCGCGACGAGTATGATCCCTACCGCTTGCCTGCCCGGCAGCCGGAGAAGATCGCGCTTTTGTTTGCGCGACCTGACACGCCGATTGGTACAGATCCGCTCGGCTTGCCGACCGAAGACGATAGCTACTTCCTCGTCAGCGAGGACTTTGAAGAATATCTGGAGCCGTAAATGACATCAGTTCCCTCAAATCTGGTTCCGACACGCATTTCGCAGCTCACCGAGTACGATGGGCTGAGCCAAGACGGATACCTGCCTTATGTCCTCAACGGCGTCACCTACAAGGTCCGCTTCGGTAACATCGCGTCTGTCGGCGCTGTACCATCAAGCCGCACGATTACTGGCGGCGGTGGTCTCACTGGCGGCGGCGATCTGTCTGCTGACCGCGTCATTTCTATTGCTGCTGGCGGTGTTGGCTTTAGCCAGCTCGCTGATAGCGGTGTCGTTGCTGGCACCTACGGCTCGTCTTCTGAGATCCCGGTTCTTACGGTTGATGCGAAGGGCCGCGTAGAGATTGCGTCCACAACGGCGATCAGCCTGACCGGATACGTTCCGACAAGCCGCACAATTACCGCTGGCGCTGGCTTAACTGGTGGCGGAGACCTCTCGGCTAACCGCACGTTTGCATTGACCCTTTCCGCTGCCCTTCCTCAATCGGGCGGCACACCCTCTGCCGGTACAAGTTCGGTTGCTGCGCGTGACGATCACGTTCACCCGGCTGTTGACCTCTCAGACACCACGGAAACCTCAGGAGTGCTCCCCTTGGCCCGTGGCGGCACCGGCAGCAGTCTAAGCCCTGTTGCCGGTGCCATCCTTTATAGCGATGGCTCAAATGTAGATATGGGGCCGGCAGGCAGCAACAACCAGGTCTTCTTCTCAACCGGCGGCGGCACTCCGGTTTGGCGCGACGTCACTGCTGGCACCACTGGTCTTAGCTTTGGCCTCTCTGGTAGCGACTATGTGTTGTCTGGCACACTGGCCATTAGCAGCGGCGGCACGAACGCCACAACGGTCACGGCGGCCCGCATCAACCTCCTGCCGAGCTACACGGGCAACGCGGGCAAGGTGCTGGCTATCAATGCAGGCGCGACTGACCTTGAGTGGATCAGCGTCGCCGGTGCTGGTACCGTAACCTCGATCAACGCAAGTGGCGGCACGACCGGCATGTCGTTTACTGGTGGGCCGATCACGTCGGCTGGCACGCTGACGCTGGCTGGTACGCTAGGTGCGGTCAACGGCGGCACGGGCATCACGGGCTACACGGTTGGCGAAATCCTCTTTGCTAACACGACGACGACCCTCGACAAGCTGCCAGTTGGCTCCAACGGCTTCCTGCTGGCGTCCAACGGCACTGCGCCAGCCTACGTCAACCCATCGACAATCACTGTCGGTACAGCGACAACGGCGACAACCGCAACCACTGCTACCAACATCGGCGGTGGCGCGGCTGGCTCTATTCCGTACCAGACAGGCGCAGGCGCGACGACGTTCTTGGGCTCGGGCACCGGCGTGCTGGTTAACGCTGGGGGTAATCCGAGCTACAGCATGACGCCGACGCTCACGTCTGTTGCGCTGACAACGGGTACGATTAGCACGACGCCGACAACCGCTACCGAAATTGCGAACAAGAGCTACGTGGACACGCAGGTGTCCTCCGGCATCACGTATCACACGGCGGTTAAGTACGAAGTTCCAAACACGACGGGCAACCTGACTGCAACGTACAACCAGCCGGGCGGTGCGGGCGTTGGTGTTGGCGCCACACTGACCAATGCGGGGGCACAAGCCGCATTTGCGCCTGACGGCCCGACAGCTTCGGTTAGCGACCGCATCCTAATCTACAACCAGACCAACGCCTTCGAGAACGGCATCTACGAGGTTACGACGGTCGGCAGCGGCAGCACGAATTGGGTGCTGACACGCACGACCGACGCCGACACGTACGCATCAAAAGACCCCAATGGCCTCGGTCAGGGCGACGCGTTCTTCGTGACGGCCGGCGACACGGGCGCTGGCGAAACCTACGTACTGAACACCGTCGGGACCATCACCTTCGGGGTGACGGCGCTCACCTTCGTGCAGGTCTCAGACAGCACGCTCTACACGGCGGGCAACGGCCTCCAGCTCACCAGCGGCACGCAGTTTAGCCTGATCAGCCCCGTCGTCACCACCAATGGCGGCACGGGTCTCACCAGCTTCACATCTGGCGGCGCGGTTTATGCGACATCCACATCAGCCCTGACGACCGGCACGTTGCCGATCGCATCGGGCGGCACCGGCCAGACAACCGCTTCGGCTGCGTTCAACGCGCTGTCGCCAATCACGTCTACCGGCGATCTTATCCTCGGAACTGGATCGAGCACGGCAGGCCGTCTTGGTATCGGTGCTAACGGCTACGTGCTGACCTCGAACGGCACAACGGCCTCGTGGTCGCCTGGCGCGTCGAGCATGGTCTACCCGGCTGCGGGCATCGCGAACAGCACCGGCACGGCGTGGGCGACGAGCTACGCCGTGAGCGGCACGGGCGACGTGGCCTTGACGACCTCGCCTGTATTCACCACGCCGAACCTCGGCACGCCTTCTGCGGCCACGCTGACCAACGCCAGCGGCCTGCCGATCTCGACAGGCGTCAGCGGCTTGGGCACAAACGTCGCAACGGCGCTGGGCACCAACGTAGGCTCTGCCGGCGCTGTTGTCGTCAATGGCGGCGCACTCGGCACGCCGTCCTCTGGCACGCTCACCAGCGCAACAGGCTTGCCGTTGACCACTGGCGTCACTGGCACGCTGCCGGTCGACAATGGTGGTACGGGGGCATCTACGCTCTCTGCAAACGCTGTTCTTCTCGGCAACGGGACGAGCGCGCTTCAAACGGTTGCGCCAAGCACCGTAGGTAATGTATTAGTAAGCAACGGAACGACATGGGTTTCACAGGCACCAGCCGCGTCGGGGGTATCGCAAGCACGCGCTACCGCACTGGCGTTGGTCTTTGGGCTTTAAGGAGTTAGACGATGGCAGCGCCAAATATTGCATCCCTGACAACGATCACGGGCAAGACGACGTACTTTACGCCGTCGGGGACGACGGCTGTCGTGCTTCTCCAGAACGCCGCGTCATCGAACACGGTTCTCAAGATCAACCAGATCGTTGTCGCCAACGTCGATGGAACGAACGCGGTTGATTGCACCGTGTCGATCTACACCAACGGCGGCGTGGCTCAGGGGTCTGCCCCATCCGGCGGCACGGCCTACCCGATCGCCTCGACGATCTCGGTTCCGGCCGACGCATCGCTGATTGTGACGGACAAGACGACGGCGATTTATCTTGAGGAGGGCACCTCCATCTCGATCACGTCGGGGACCGCAAGCAAGCTGACGTTTAGCGTCAGCTATGAACTCATGTCTTAATGTGATAGGAAGCTGACATGGCCAATACATTCACTCGCAAAGTAAGCCGTAACATCGGCGCATCGCTGACAGCCGTCGGCAGCTATACTGTCGGTGGCGGCGTGCAGACGACGGTCATTGGCCTGTCGGTCTGCAACACGACCACTTCCCCGATCACGGTTGACGTGACCGTCTACGATGGCACGAACGACGCCTACCTGGTCAAGGGCGCTGGTGTTGGCGTGGGCAACGCCTTTATCCCGATTGGCGGCGATGAGAAGGTCGTTCTGATCACTGGCGACAGCCTTCGGGTTAAGTCCTCTGCGGCGACCTCTGTGGATGCCGTCATGTCCATTCTTGAGATTTCGTGAGGTAACTGATGGCCTATGTAGCCCCCAACAATTTGATCGGTGAGTTCACCGTCAACGTCGCCCTGAGCACAACGAGTGCCACGTCGCTGCTGTCAAACGCCGCGTCGTCTGGCCGCGTGTTCAAGGTCATCTCAATCGTTGCAGCCAACGTCGATGGCACGAACGCCGCAGACATTAGCGTGTCGCGCTACAGCGCAGCCGCTCTGGGTGGCACGGCCTTCCCGATGGCGTCGACGATCTCAGTGCCTGCCGACGCATCGCTGATAGTCTCCGACGCGACAACGCCAGTTGTACTGGCCGCCAACACGTCACTCGGCGCGACGGCTGGCACCAGCAATACGATTACAATGACGGTGACTTACCAAGAATTTGCGGGATAAAAGCGGATGTCAAAGCGGTTTCAAGGCGGCATTCTCGGCGTCGGGTTTAACCCGCTGCAAGCCCCGAACGCGCCTACTATTGGCACGGCTGCGGAAGGTAATGCGTCCGCGACGGTGAGCTTCACCGCGCCGACCAATGTGGGTGGTTCTGCGATCACCGGCTATACCGGGCGGTCTACTCCGAGCGATGTTGCCGCGACTGCATCCGCTTCACCTTTGACGTTCTCCGGTCTGACCAACGGCACCGCGTACACCTTTGGTGTCTTTGCACTGAACAGCTATGGGCCGTCACCGATTAGCGCGTTTAGTAATAGCGTTACCCCGTCAGCGGACGGGACATTTGGTATCTTTGCGTTGGGTAGCACCGCCAGTTGTGGCCGCGTCACCACCCGCAACAAATACACCTACTCTGGCGATGCCGTCAGCGCGGGTGGAGCAGCCACAGCGGCTTCATCCCGAGGTTCCGCTACGGGTAACAGCACCGTTGGTATATTTGCGTTAGGGATTGCACCGTGCCCCGTCACCACTCGCAATAAATACACCTACGTAGGCTGTGTAGTCAGCGCGGGCGGAGCAGCTACTGTGGCGTCTTTTTATGGCTCCGCAGCAGGCAATAGCACAGTAGGCATCTTTGCACTTGGTAGGTTAGTTTGTACTTTTCAAGGGTCAACCACTCGCAATAAGTATACCTACTCAGGTTGCGTTGTAAGCGCAGGTGGAGCTGCTACGGTGGGGTCTGAAGTAGGCTCTGCGGCAGGCAACAGCACCGTTGGCATTTTTGCTTTGGGGGTCGCCACCAACGGCATTTACACAACCCGCAATAAGTACACTTATTCTGGTTGCGCGGTAAGTGCGGGGGGAGCGGCAACAGTTGGTTCGTATTATGGCTCCGCTGCGGGAAATAGCACGGTTGGTATTTTTGCGTTAGGGCAGAATAGTTGCGGCACTAGATTAACCACCCGCGACAAATACACCTACTCAGGCGATGTCGTCAGCGCAGGGGGCGCGGCAACGGCTGCATCTAAAAATGGTTCTGCGGCAGGCAACAGCACCGTTGGCATCTTTGCGTTAAGCTGCACTGCATGCGGCAGAGTTGCTACCCGCAATAAGTACACCTACTCAGGCTGCGTTGTCAGCGCTGGTGGTGCGGCTACCGCAGGTTCCTTCGAGGGTTCCGCCGCATCCAACGGCATCATCGGCATCACGACATGACACACTTCTCATCAAAGCAGGGAGCGTAATCCATGCCATCGTACAGCGGCTCCCTAGCAAAGCCTTCAGTGCTGCCGGATGCGAACGGCAAGCAGTTCTACGCGTACATTCACGCCAAGCCTGATGGGACGCCGTTCTACATTGGCAAGGGCAATGGCAGGCGCTTGAACATGTTCCATAAGCGGAACCAGCACCACAAGAATGTCGTTGCGAAATACGACAGGCGCAACATTCTAATCGGGAAGCTGGACTGCTCCGACGAAAGCACCGCGTTCGATTTGGAAATGGGTCTTATCAAGTGCTTGCGTCGCTCAGGTGTTGCCCTCGTTAATCTTACTGATGGCGGTCACGGCCCCAGCGGGTTGATTGTGACACCAGAGCAGCGTGTTAAGATTTCTGCTACGCTTACGGGCAGAAAGGGCTCACCGCATACAGACGCTTCAAAAGCTAAAATTAGCGCTGCTAATAAAGGCCGCAAGCGGACGCCGGAAGAGATACAAAAAATGAGCATAGCAGCTAAAAATAAAAAGCCAATTTCCGATGAGACGCGTGCTAAACTCAGCGCTGCCGCTTATGTGTTCTGGGGACGCCGCAAGAAAATGCTGAAGGAGAACATCTGATGCCCTCGTACAGCGGGGTCTGGTCCCTCTCCCAGCAGTTTCAGGCAGTCGGTCAGGGGCTGTGGCCACCGAACTTCGTGCTGGACGGCACGTTTGGTATATTTGCGTTGGGGAATGCGCCTTGCGCTTCTACGACCCGTAATAAGTACACATATTCAGGTGACGCTGTCAGCGCCGGTACTGCCGCCACAGCCGCTAATAGATCAGGCGCTGCGGATGGCAACAGCACGGTCGGTATCTTTGCGTTGGGAATTGCAGCCTGCATCGTCTCTACAACCCGCAATAAATACACCTACGTAGGGTGCGTAGTCAGCGCCGGAACAGCCTCCACAGTGGGGACCTTCGGTGGCTCTGCTGCGGGAAACAGCACCGTTGGCATCTTTGCAATCGGGCTAAACCCTTGCTTCGTCCGCGTCACCACCCGCGATAAATACACATATTCAGGAGATGTCGTCAGTGCAGGGGGAGCGGCGACAACGGCATCAGGCGGCGGGTCCGCAGCCGGTAATAGTACGGTTGGGATTTTTGCGCTGGGCTTTACGCCCTGTGGTCGTGTTGCCACCCGCAATAAATATACCTACTCAGGTGATGTAGTCAGCGCAGGCGGCGCGGCTACCGCAGCGTCAAACAATAATTCGGCGGGTGGGAACAGCACTGTTGGTATTTTTGCACTGGGGCAAACGGCTAGTGGTTATGTTACCACCCGCGATAAATACACCTATTCAGGATGTGTAGTCAGCGCAGGAGGGGCCGCTACTGTCGCATCAATTTGCGGTTCGGCGGCTGGGAACAGTACGGTTGGCATTTTTGCAATAGGATTTACAAGCTGCGGTCGTGTTACTACCCGCAACAAATACACCTACTCAGGATGCGTGGTCAGCGCAGGCGGCGCGGCTACAGTGGCATCATGTGCCGGTTCCGCCACATCCAACGGCATCGCAGGTATCACCCTTTAATTTCCACCACATCGTAGGAGCACAACGATGAATAGTAAGCCACATCGCAATAATTGCGACTTTCAGTTAAAGCACTTCATGGCGGGAAGCTGCCACACAGCAGACGGTGCTTGGGCGCTCTTGCACGACCAGAAGATCGACATCGGCGTCAAGATTGAGCACTCGAAGGCACAAGCCCTACGCCGTCAGGCTAAGGTTCTCACGGCAGAGGCCGTGCTGGCTGACGACAACTCAACTGAAATCGACCGGCTCAAGGCAGAGGCAGACCTGCTTGAGTGCAACTCGGTCAACGAGGGCTGGGCGTTGAACCACCAAGCCGCACTCAATGAGTACGCATATATTTGCAAGCTGATGGACGAGCTTGAGCCGAACCGCAAATACCGCGACCTGCCGTTCCTTGAAGCCAACGAGGCCATGCAGCGCGAAGAGTGGCTGGGCGAGCTGAAGACGCGGGCTGAGAACTTCCTGCTCACGGCTGGTACAATCCCGCACGATCACCTCAACACCATGCGCTGCCACCCTGACTTCGAGGCGCAGATTGTGCCGCACATCGAGGCAATCACCCTGAAGGTGATCAATAGCCAAGGCGACCGCACTAGCGTGCTGACGAACATGAAGCCGCTGTTCCTTGAGGATAAGTCGTGAGCGATGAGCTGACGCCTCTATACTGCTTCCCGACTGTCGTCGTGACGGCCTTCAAGCCTGAGTTCCTCGACGCCGTTCGCGCGGTGTCGGAGGATAACTTCGAGCCGCAGGACATCAACGAGATTTACCCAGTCAAGATGACAGGCAACCTCGTTGACGACCCGCGCATGCACGCCTTCTGCGAGTATGTCGGCAGCTCCGCGTGGCAGATACTGAGCAATCAGGGCAGCGACATGACTGGCGCGAGCACCTTCTTCACTGAGATGTGGACGCAGGAGCATCACAAGCACTCGCAGATGGAGCAGCACGTCCACGGCAACGGGGCGCAGCTCGTCGGCTTCTACTTCCTTGAGACGCCCGAGGACTGCTCCAAGGCGCTGTTCTACGACCCGCGTGCGGGTAAGGTGCAGGTCAACCTGCCCGAGGCCGACATGGGTCAGGTGACGCCCGCCAGCAACGCTATGGGCATCGAGGCCAAGCCGGGCACGCTGATCTTCGCCAACGCGTGGCTGCCGCACGGCTTCACCCGCCACGCATCCGACAAGCCCATCCGCTTCGTCCACTTTAACATCGGCGTCGAGTACGCACCCGCTGCCGCAGCGGAGGTCATCTGATGTCGGTCGTGCATGTACGCTACAATCAAACTCGTGGCCAGCCGGGTCGCGGCACGATGGATCACGTCTGGCGCGTGTTCGAGGACGGCAAGGAGTATCTGACGAAGAACGTCGAGATCAACGTGCCGTGCCGTGGTACGAAGACTGGCGCGGACTACAGCATGGTCTGCGAGGGCACTCTGCACTTGGATCGCGAGACATCTACTGCTATAATAAACCCGTAAGGAACAAGAAATGAGCAACCGTTGGCCGGGTGGAATAATCCGCAAAACTCCTGTAACCCCCGCTGGCCCGCTCCAGAATGGCGCGGCCTCTGGCGTGTGGACGCTGGCCGACGCTGCGTACTGGACGAAGCAGGGTCTGTGGCCGCTGGCGGGTAATCTACCTCCGGCTATTGAAGACGTGTTCTCAACGTATCTTTACGCGGGCGACGGAGCGTCTTCGCAGACAGTTACTACAAACGTAAATCTCGCGAGCGGGGGCGGCCTTGTTTGGCAAAAGGGACGCAGCGCCGTGTCCGCCCATTACTTGTTTGACACAACCCGCAACGACAGTGACTATCTAAGAACTAATCAGACTAACGATGTGGCTAGTTTTTCGGGGAGAACGCTGGCTATTGGAACCTCCGGTTTTACTGTCGGAAGCGATACGGCTGTTAACGGAAGCGGCAGTACTTTTGCCACTTGGTCATTTAAGAAGTCACCAAAGTTTTTTGACTTGGTAACGTGGACTGGGAATGGCGCTAATCGCACCATTGCACATAATCTCGGAGTGGCTCCGGGGTGTATCATAGTTAAGCGGCTAAATGGCTTTTCCGACTGGCAAGTCTACCACCGCAGCAACGCTAACACGCAGTATCAGGTGCTTAATAGCACGGCTGCTGTGGCCACTGGCACGACCCGCTGGAACAGCACAACGCCGACCGCGACTGAGTTCACTGTCGGTACGGATACAACGGTCAACGCATCGGGCGGCACCTACGTTGCCTACCTCTACGCCCACGACACAGCGTCCACTGGGCTTATTCAGTGTGGGTCGTTTACGGCTGATGGCAGCGGGAATGTTACCAATCAAAATCTTGGCTGGGAACCGCAGTGGATTTTGCTAAAAACATCGTCTTCAACAGAAGGATGGATACTCGCTGACAACATGCGCGGATGGTCCTATAGTTCAACTCAGGGGCTATTTGCTAATACGTCTGGCGCAGAATTTGGCAACACTCCTATTGTAATCCCAACGGCAAATGGGTTCGTTGGGCAGAACGGGCAACTTAGTCCATCACAAACATACATCTACATCGCCATCCGTCGCGGGCCTATGCGGACCCCGACGCTGGGGACGAGTGTGTTTTTGCCTATTGCGCGTAATGGGACCAACGCAACCGCAACCATCACAACTGGTTTTACGGTTGATTTGCATATATCAAAAACACGCACCGTAGCTAATTCGCCCGGTGCCTTTGATAGGCTCCGTGGGGCTGGAAACTTCTTAAATCCAGCTTCAACAGCGGCAGAAGACGCAGTTAATTTTACAGATAGCCTTACTAGCTTTGCGAACAACACGGGCGACGGCGTTGGCGCAGACAGTGGTGGCGGAGTTATTAACTTTGGAACTCGCCCATATGCAAACTGGGCCTTCAGCCGCGCCCCCGGCTTCTTTGATGTGGTGGCTTACACAGGGACGGGTTCTGCAACCACGTTCAACCACAACCTTGGCGTTGTGCCTGAGTTGATGATTGTGAAGACCCGTAGCCTTACTGCCGGTTGGCAAACGTATTCGGCGGCACTAGCAAACACTGAATACTTGGTGCTGAATACCACAGCAGCTAAAGCTACCGGAACTACCCGTTGGAATAGCACGACGCCCACCTCAACTGTCTTTACACTTGGTACTGCGGTTGAAGTCAACAACAGCTCCTCAACCTACGTCAACTACCTCTTCGCCTCATGCCCCGGCGTGAGCAAGGTCGGCAGCTACACAGGAACCGGCGCGTTGCAGACAGTCAACTGCGCGTTCACCACAGGCGCTCGCTTTGTGCTTATCAAGCGGACGGATAGCACAGGCGACTGGTACGTCTGGGATAGCGCACGCGGTATCAGCAGTGGAAACGATCCGTATCTGTTGCTCAACAGCATAGCGGTGGAAGAGACCGGCACGAACTACGTGGACACTGATACAACTGGCTTTAAGGTAACGGCAGCGGCTCCTGCGGCTCTCAACGCAGTAGGCGGTACCTACATCTTCTTGGCAATCGCGTAAGGAAATCCAATGATCGAACAACTTATCAGCCGCGTGTTCTATGCACGCAACGTGGCCCACTTCGAGCACTGGCGCGCAAAGGGTGACGGCAGCTACGCGCAGCATAAGACGCTGGGCAAGTTCTACGACGGCGTCATCGACGCCATCGACAAGCTCGTGGAGGCCTACCAAGGCGCGTTCAGTCTCATCGGCAACATACCAGCACCCAGCGTGACTGAGCGTGACGTGTTGAAGCTCCTAGAGGCCGACGCAGAGTGGATCGAGGAGCATCACGAGGACATATGCAAGGGCAACCGCGCAGTGGCCAACCTGATCGACGGTGTCACGGAAGTGTATCTGACCACCGTCTATAAGCTGCGGAACCTGAAATGAGCGACGATGTAAACCTGCGCCTGACCACGCACGAGGCCGTCTGCGCTGAGCGCTGGCGGGAAACCATATTGCGCATCAAGCGCATTGAGGCGCTTATGATTGGCAGTGCCGCTGGAATAATTGCGCTTCTGTCCACAATTGCATTCAAGATGGGCTGACATGAGGGTCGCGTCAATTTTAGCAGTGCTGCTGTTTTTGTTGGGCTGTCAGGACCGCTACCGCTACGATTGCCAAGATCCTGCGAACTGGCAGCAGGAAATCTGCAAGAAGCCCAAGTGCGTCGCTATGGGCTACTGCACCGAGTGGTTGATAAATACGGGCGAAGAAGATGAAGCCGACTAGCGAATGGTCACCAGAGGAACTGCTGCGGTTCATCGTCGGCATCGTACTGTCGCTGACGCTTACATTTATTGTGGCGACTGTGCTATACTCGTTGGTGTTTGTGTCGCAGCCGATGGAGGGGCAGTCCCCAAATGACGCTGAGTTTTTTAAGCTGATTAACCCTATTGCGACGTTCATCGTCGGGGCGTTGGCAGGACTTATGGCTGGGCAGGGCAGCGGCTCGATCAAGCCCAAAAAGACAGAAGGAGAAGAAGATGAACTTCCTAAATAGTTTTGAAAGCAGACAAGACGGCGTCAACGATACCGTTGAGTTTGTCATCCGCGTTGCCATCGTCACGCTGTCTGCGGTTATCCTTGTCGTCGTGCTGGCGCTTGCCGTTGGCCTATTTGTGTCGAATGACGTTGTGAGCAGCGCAGCTATCCTTGAGACGGTCAACCCTGCGTTCCAGACGATCATCGGTGCGTTTGTCGGTCTGCTTGGCGGCCTGAGCCTCAACGCCAATGCGCGTGACAAAGAACCCGACCCAGAAGCGCCGACACCGGAACCAGAACCAGAAGTCGGTGAGTATAATCCTGTGCCGTTGGTCCGCCCTGCTGGGACGATCTTCCCTAAAGGCGACATTGAAGAAGACGATGACGACATGGAGCCTTGGGAGAAGTACCGCAACGACCTGCGCTATGACGTAAACGGCGATGGCGTGGTCGATGAGGCTGACTTCCCTGACTGGCGCAACCCAGCAGCGTAATGGCGGGCGATCTCTCCACCGTTGAACTGATTGGCCAGCTTTGGCCAATCGTATTGGCGTTTATTACGCTGACCATCATCCTCGCCAAGATGGATGTGCGTCTCGCCGTGGTTGAGGAAAAGATTAAGACGCTCTTTGAGCTATGGAATAATCGGAAGGACGATAAATGAGCCTGATTAACCTTCAACAGAAAATAGGAGTAACGGCAGATGGCGCGTTCGGCCCGGGCACATTTAAGGCGGCTGCGGCTTATTATAAGCTATCACCTAATCGTGCAGCGCATTTCTTTGCTCAGACAGCGCATGAAAGTGGCGGCTTCAAGGCTTTTAGCGAGAACTTGAACTACGGCGCGAAGGGGCTGCGCGGTATCTTCCGCAAGTACTTCCCGACCGACGCACTGGCTCGTGCTTACGAACGCCAGCCAAAGAAGATCGCCAACCGCGTCTATGGTAACCGTATGGGCAATGGGCCGGAAAGCTCAGGCGAAGGCTTCGCTTTTCGCGGCCGAGGGGCCCTCCAGCTCACCGGGAAATTTAACTACCAAGCGTTTTCCGATTACATTGGCCGGCCGGACATCATGGACAACCCTGACCTTGTCGCTACCGAACTGGCCTTCGAGAGCGCCCTGTGGTTCTTCGATAAGAACAAGCTCTGGTCGATCTGCGATCAAGGCACAGGCGATGCTGCCATCCTCGCGCTGACAAAGCGGATCAATGGCGGCACGCATGGCCTTGACGACCGTAAGGCAAAGACGAAGAAGTACGCAGCATGGCTTTAATAAACCCAATCATGATATATGGTTTAGCAGGCGCTTTGATTATCGGCGCTGCTTCTGGCTACAAGGTTCGCGACTGGCAGTGCGATGCCGCGTTCGCAAAGGCGCTGGAGAAGGCTGAAAAGCTACGTGTTAAAAAACAAGAGGTGGTAGACAATGTTTCGCAAACCTACGAATTTGAACGGGATCAAGCCAATGTGGTGGCAACCGAACGCACCAACACCATACGTGAAATATATAAAACGGCTCCTGCCGTTCCTGTTGATTGCGCTGGTTCTGATGCTTTGCGCCGGGTGCTCGAAAGCGGTGTCAGTGACGCCAATGCCGCTGCCACCGGCGAACCTAGCGGCAAAGTGCCCGACACTTCAAAACCCACCAAAGGTAATGATTGACCCTGAGCGCGCGCTTTGGGAAGCTGACATCATCGCAAAGTATACAGACTGTAGCGTCAAGCATCGCCTGACGGTTAAGGCATGGGTAGACGCAGTAGCTGTAAAATGATGAAAGCGGGTTTTCGGGTGCGCAAAACGTAAAAAACTGATATAGGGGCGTGTTATGGCGACCACAATGACCTTTACGACGCTCCAAGAGGACGTCCGGCGCTACCTGGAGCGTGGCAACTCCTATGCGTCTGACCCTGTTGTTTACGAGCAAATCCCGCGTCTGATTAACCTTGCAGAGCGCCGGATCTCCCGTGAGCTCAAGGTGCAGGGCTTCATCAACGTCGTCACCGGCACTTTGGCAGTCGGGCAGTCCGTCTACCCCAAGCCTGACCGCTGGCGCGACACCGTGTCGGTCAACATCGGCACCGGCACGCAGAACAACACGCGCAAGGTGGTCTTCTCCCGCGCCTATGAGTACCTTTTGAGCTACTGGCCCGATCGTACCGCGACTGAAGAGCCGATCTTCTACAGCGATTATGATTACAACCACTGGCTGATTGCGCCGACGCCGGACGCGGAATACCCGTTCGAAATCCTATACTACGAAATCCCGCCGCTGTTGGACGACGTTGTGCAGACCAACTGGCTTACCGATTTCGCTCCGCAGCTCCTGCTTTACGGCACGCTGCTTGAGGCGACGCCGTTCCTGAAGAACGACGAACGCATTCCAGTTTGGCAACAGATGTACGATCGCGCTGCCGCTATGCTCAACGGCGAAGATCTCGCCAAGATACTCGACCGCTCAGCGGTTCGTAAGGAGGCCTAATGACCAACACCTACACACAGGTCTTCGGTGGGACGACAATCTACCCGTCCGACGTGTCTTATCTGGCGCTGGCGCTGACCGCCGATACGACGCTTGAGTGGCCTCTCGAGAGCAGCACGACCGAGTATCCGGCCGCCAGCATCATCGACATCACGCCGACAGGCTCCTACTCACTCTTCATGCCGCCGGCCGATCAGACCGGCACGGGGCAGACGATCCTGTTCAACAACCTCGGCCCGCAGTCGGTAACCATCAAGAGCAGCACCGGCGTCACCCTGGCGTCGATTGCGCAGGGCGAGCAGTGGCAGATCTACCTGATCGACAACAGCACGGCCTCGGGCACATGGCGCGTCTTCCGCTACGGCGCCGCGACTGCGCAGGCGCAGGCCTCCGCACTTGCTGGCTACGGTTTGGCCGCGACAGGCTCGACGCTGTCTCAGTCAACGCCTGTGACGCTCTTCAACACGAGCTATACTGCTGGCGCTACCGATCGCGCCAAAGCTTACGTGTGGAACGGTGGCCTCGGCACATTCACGCTGCCTTCGGCGGTGTCAGTCGGCAACGACTGGTTCGTCGCTGTCCGTAACGAAGGCTCAGGCAACTGCGTCGTAACACCTCAGGGCCTTGAGACCGTCAACGGCGCAGCGTCCCTCACCCTTGCGCCTGGCGACAGCGTCACGCTGATCACCGACGGCTTGAACTGGTTCACGCTGGGTCTCGGTCAGAGCGCCGTGTTTGCGTTCGACTTTACGTCGATCAACCTTGGCGGCGTGAGCGGCAACTACACGCTCTCGGGCGCCGAGTTGAACCGTATTGCCTACCAGTTCACTGGCGCGATCACGGGCAACGTCGAGATTGTCGTGCCTAAGACGACACAGCAATACTGGGTCTACAACAACACAACGGGCGGCTCGTTCACCCTGCGCGTCAGGACAAACACACAGACGCCAGGTGTCCTCGTCGCGCGCGGCAGCCGCGCAATCTTGTATTGCGACGGTTCTGACGTCGTTGACGCTGAGACCGGCGGCATATCGACGCCAATCAGCATTGCTGATGGCGGCACGGGAGCGACAACGGCTGGCGGTGCGCTCATCAACCTGGGCGGCACAACGGTCGGCATCGGCGTCTTTACCGCCGTCGATCAGGCAGCGGCGCAGGCGGCTATCGGCGTCACTGGTGGCGGCGGGGCCGACGAGGCCATCGTGTTTGCGGTGGCTCTTGGCTGATGGCTGAAAAGATTGTCCAGATCCGGTCTGGGCCCGGCATTAAGCGGGATGGGACCAAGTTTGAAGGCGACAGCTACGTCGACGGGCAGTGGGTCCGTTGGCAGCGCGGGTTGCCGCGTAAGATGGGCGGCTACCGCTCGATCAGCAAATATCTGCGCGAGATCAGCAGGGCGCTGCACGAGTACACGCAAGACAACCTGACGTATGTTCACAGCGGCTCGGCGAACTTTGTCGAGCGTTTTTACATTGATGGCGGCTTCAACACGTCGGTCATCACCAACCGCACGCCAGCCACGCTTGACCTGAACGACGCTAACATGTGGCAGTTCGACGTCGACACGGCGGTTGGTCTGGGCGGCACGCAGCTCGTGGCTCAAGTCGCGCCGAACCTTAACTGTATCTGCAACAGCGACGGTGGTCAGCTCTTCTACGGCGATCTGTTTGACACTGACGCGCTTCAAGAGGTGACCAACCTGCCCACAGGCTACAGCTTGACGGGCGGCGTCGTGGCTCTGCATCCGTACACCTTCGCCTTTGGCGACAACGGCTACGTCATGTGGTCTGTGCCTGGCGATCCGACTAACTTTACCAGCAGCGGTTCTGGCGCTGCTAACATCACCGGCCAGAAGCTTGTGCGCGCCATGCCGCTGCGCGGCGGTCCTGGCAACGCACCGTCTGGCCTGTTCTGGTCGGCAGACAGCCTTCTACGTGCGTCCTATGTGGGCGGCGACGCTGTCTTCCAATTCGACACGATCAGCACGCAGACGTCGATCCTCGGCTCGAACACGGTTATCGAGTATGACGGCATCTTCTACTGGATCGGCACCGACCGCTTCCTGAGCTTCAACGGCGTCGTGCGCGAGATACCGAACGACATGAACCAGAACTACTTCTTCGACGGGCTGAACCAGCAGTACCGCCAGAAGGTGTTTGCGGTTAAGGTGCCGCGCTTCGGCGAGATCTGGTGGTGCTATCCGCGCGGCGACGCTACGGAACCGAGCCATGCGGTGATCTACAACATCCGCGAGAACACCTGGTACGACTGCGAGCTGCCCAACGGCGGCCGCTCTGCCGGCGTCTTCACCAGCGTCTTCCCCAAGCCGCTGATGACCGGCATCATCCCGACGGTGAGCGCTGAAGAGATCCGCGTCACTGAAGCGAACGACACGCGCATCACGCAGGGCGACGACGTGCGCGTCACGCAGGACAGCGAGATTGACCAGTATAGACTGTGGGTGCATGAGGTCGGTACGGATGAGATCGACGGGATAGACATTCAGCCAGTCTATTCGTTCTTTGAGACCGCCGACCTATCCATGCCAGTGATGAGCCAAGAGAACAAGGCGCTTCAGGTGCTTATGCTCGAGCCTGACTTTGTGCAGTCTGGCGACATGACAGTACAGGTCGCCGGCCGCGCTAACGCCCGCGCCCCTGAGGTCTACAGCGAAGAGCACATCATCGTCGAGACGCCGCAGACGCCGCAGGAACAGGTCGTTTACTTTAAGACGCAGCGCCGTGAGCTTCGCTTTAAGTTTGCGTCGAACACGATCGGCGGCGACTACCAAATGGGTTTGGTGCTGGCGCACCTCCAGCCTGGCGATGGCACGGTGATCGGCTGATGATTGATCCGCGCGGCATGACATTGCGCCAATGGGCTGACGCTGTTATATTGTCCAACGGAGACGCTTGGTCTTTCGGGAAACTGGAAGACGATGCGGATTGGCAAGACTGGGCCACTGGGTTCG